CTCCCACCCAATCGTGAGATAGTCCATAAAATGCTAATGGAGAAGTATTCTCAGTCATTCTAACAACATTTGAAGTTGATCCATCAGGAGCTAATATTCCTGTAGGAGAATTAACTATTAGAGTATTAGCAGCAGTGCGTATCCAATATGTGCTATTTGATAGTGGCTTCATAGTTGTTAGCGGTGTGTTACCAGCATTCAATATAGAATACCAACCATTACCATTTCCAGTATTAGAAAAGTATTGCCCATCAACGCCAATATTTCCAGCAGCATTTGTAGAAATACTAATATTACTAACGGCGTTGAGTGAGATATTCTCATCAGCAATGATAGAATATTGCCCCAACATATCCATTCCTGGCGGATGAATTAATTGCATCAAAGTGTTCTTGTATTCTGACAATGCCTTTTCTACAACAATGACATAAGAATAGTTGTGATATTTATCTGAGTCTTGAAGATACATATCTGAACTTGGCATTCCATCTGTGTTCAAATAGAATCCTGGGAATTTAATTAAACCATTCAAGAAAATTGCAGTAGCCTTTGCTTTACCATCACCATAGGTTTTGACGTTTCCAGTAGCAGAAATGTTAACTCTAGCATTAAGCGTTGTAGCAACAAGATTAGCAAAGACATTTAGTGCTCCCTGATAGTCGTATAATCTAAGAACACCTGAAGTCACATTATAGGAGTCAATGTATGCGCTATAACTTGCCGCATTTATACTAGCTCCTTGATATAGTTTAGTGTCTACAACAAATGAAGTATTTGCTGGCAATGTATTAATAATGACATCTTGTATTCTTAGAGATATATTTGGAGTTGAAATATAATCAAATCCACGACTTGTGATTCTGAAATCACTAATCAAACCAATTTTGTCGACGGCAATATTGAATTGTGCACCTTGACCAAATCCATACGCTGTTAGAACAGCATTAGACCCGGCTGAGGAATTAGAAACATTTGTACTATTAGCAATAATTAAATTTATAGGAAGTTGAATATATCCTTCCCCTCTATTAGTGATCGTAACACTGCTGATAACGTTTGCTGTTGTTTGGAATGTGAAAGTAGCATTATATCCAATGGCTGATGGTACTACAATTGTATCAGTCACATTGCTATATCCTGTTCCACCGGAACCAATAACCACATTACAAACATATCCAAGCTCAGAAATATAGCTCAATACATTAGCTAGCAATGCAGTATTGCCAGTGTTAGCAGTGTCAGTAGTGTAATCTGAATAATAGAATGTTGAGAGATTTAGAGTAGGTACTGCTGTATATCCACCACCGCCATTGATGACATTCATTGATGTGATTGCAGCAAACTGAACATTTGCAAATGAAAATGCATTTTGTAGAGGAGTATTGGCATTAGAAAATGCCAAATTTAAGAATGCGTAGTCTGCAGCACTAATAGTTGAATTTTGTTTATATATGATTGCATCAGTATTCAATAATAGAAATATAGAATTTGTAGAATCAAATGCTTGCACAATAACATTTGCGCCTGCTCCAGTGTTATCAGCTGGATCATTTACGACTCTTGATATTGTGTTCGGAAACACACGATAGCCACAACCACCATATTGGACAGTAACTCCAGTGATAGATCCAGAAGTTACATTTCCGACAAATGCCGTTGCTTTACGTGCCTGAACATCGCCTGAAGCAAGACCACCAGTAATAACAACAGGATCACCAAGATATGTGAAATTTCCACCAGAATCCTTAACATACCCTGTGTATTTTGTTCCACGATTATTAGGATCAATCTTTATGTCAGACAAAGCAGCAATAATCTTTTGACTGAATAATTGAGAACTACCATTGGCTGTAGTATAAGTTATATTCAAATTTTCTAATTGAGCAAATGCTTGAGTAACATCAGACACAATTAATTCTATTAGGGTGATACCAAGATCTGAATCAACCGTCTTACTGGCTGATTCAATAACACAATAAGTATTAGAAATAGAACCAACTCCAAATCTACCAACGAGTTGATTCACATCAAAATTCAATGTTTCGGCATCAAGAACCACGCGTAAAGCTTGTGGTTGAGTCCATTTACCATCAGAAGTTTTTAGAATATTGTCTTTTGGAAAATAGATACTGGCTTCTTTATTGTAAAGCACGCGAAATAAGAACTGAAGGGATTCTACACTTCCTTTCTTTTGGTAGAAATCTCTTGCTGCTTTTAGAAGCTTCTTCTCATCCAATGCTGTTGAATTTGGGAAATATGGTAGAAAGTCATTAATGTAATATTGAATAAAGGCATCTGTAGTACGGTCTATGTCTTTATATGAGAGAAGTTTCTTAGATTCTCCAATGATGGCAGAATTGTTGCTTGTCTCCATCCATTGATAATATGCTTTGAGAAACGCACCAAAGCGAGGATTATCTTCCCTAATAAATTGAGGAAGCTGACTATCAATGAAAGTTGATACAGTGTTAGTGATCGGCTCAGTCATATTAATTGTTTATATTTGTTAGTGCAACAGTGATTGCATTGATGTCATTAGGATCAATCGTTAGAATATTTGCTTTTGAAGAAGCAAATGATAGAACATCAGGTTGAATAATGAGCTTCAAGATACCGTATTGACTAGAGATTGCCGTTGGAGTAAAGTCTGTTAAAACAATTATACCACTTGTATAGTCTATGGACCCGGCAGTAGCATCTATAATAGTCTTATTGTTGTTACCATCATAATAATATGTTCTCAATATTCCAGTACGTCCGTGTAGACCTGCAACGAAGGTTGCTCCAGATCCGCCACCACCTGTTGCTTTGACTGTTGCTGTCGTGTATTCAGAACCTGGCTTATCAATAACAATAGAAGCCACTTTACCATTTACAATAATAGCATAAGCATTTGCACCTATACCATCTCCAGTAATTGTTAGAGCAGGAGCGGTAATGTAACCTGTGCCAGATGTTGCAATTTTCACTTCTTCTAGTCCAGAGAAGCTTTCTGGAGTCTCTTCAATAAAGGCTGAACGAGTAACACCGCCATTATCCAGAATACTAAATGATGGAGTGCTATAGAGTTTATCTGTTGTAGTTCCACGCTTCAGAGGAATTCCATATGTTAGGGTATATGTTTGTGATGAAGTAATACTAGGAACAAATTGTTTTTCTATGAAAACACTTGCAGTAGAAGATAGAATAGAAGCTTCTGAATCGTCTACTGATCTTAAAAGTCGTGACAAACGGAATTCTGAATTGAAAGTGTTTAGATTTAAATTAGCATGGTTATTCACGGCAGAAGAAATCAGAGTCTTGATTTCTCCTTCAGATCTCGTTGTCTGCTTTGAATCGTATTCAGCATTTATAGATAGAAGAATATAATTATAATCTACGTCTACAAATTCTGGAGTAACCGTTAGAACTGAAATTGGTTTGATTATATTGTTAATGATATATAGTTTTTGAGATTCTGTTACAGCATAACCATTCTTTGGTTTGCCAGAAATAAAGACCTTGCCATAAACTGGTGGAAGTTCTTCTTCTCCACCCCAAATAGTCACTGCATCAAAATATGGATACTTCTGATTGATCAAAGCAATGTAGTCATTCTTAGTCACTGCACGATTCTGTGCAATATATGATTTTGGTGCATTAAATTTAATGCTACTAATATCTTCAGCGGCACTTCCACCTGCGGATATAGCTACTGTTGATACATTAGAAGTAGAACTAGAGAGCAAACTGCTCTTTAGTTTGAATGTCTGTAAAGAATTTGCAGCATCAGCATTGGTGGTGATATAGCTAATAATAACAATATTACCATCCTCTAGAGCACTACCAATAACACCATCACCAAAGTATATTTGATAATTTCCATTAGTTCCTTCTTGTAGGAAATATACATTTGATGTAGCATTAACTACAGTGCTATCAGTGGCTAATGTAAAGCGTGTTTGTAGAATGTTAGTCAGGGACTTCTGGACAATCGCTTGAATTGTAGAAGTATCAATCCCAGCATCAACCAAATCAAATATTTGTTTAGAATTAGTAGCCCCATCCTGAATAAATGTCTTGACTGTTGGAGAACCTTCTTTGATAATTACATTATTGAAAGCAAAGGTATTACCACTTGCATTAGCTATGATATTATCAAGCGTTACGAAATTATAAGAAACTCCATCAAGAGAATCAGATGAGAAACTAGAAAAGCGCGGCATCGTCAGCAAAACTGTAGGATCACTATTAGCTTTGGTGATAGTTACATTAACAGTAGCTTGTGATGCAACAGAAGATAGTGGTGTATATCCTAAAGACTTAGCATGAGAAACAACAGACTGACGAAGAACTGCTGTATCCAAAAACATTTCATTGGCGACCATATTCAGATAGAAAGCATTATAATGGGTATTATATGCCAAAAGATCTAATATGATATTGATACCAGCACCTTCAAAATCAAAGTCTGAAAATTGAGACTGTGATTTCATGAAAGTTTTTAGACTTGACTTTAGTGAGTCGAAATCTATATTTGTTAAATTTACTTTGCTATTGGCTGACATTTTATCTTAGTCTCTCTAGAAAGACGGAAATGGTAATTGGTGTTGGTAGAGTCAATATAGAAAATTCTATCGTGACATCATACCCTGTTTCTTGAACATTGCTTTGAACATATACTCCCAACACAGTAGCTCTTGGTTCGAAATTCGCTATGGTAAGTCTAATTTCTTGAGCTATTAAATTTGACGTTATGTTATCAACTGGTTCAAAAAGTAGTTTACGAAGGTTGCCGCCGATCTCTGGGTGGAAAGGCTTTTCGTAATTATTGATCTGAACTAGATTAATAATAGCTTGCACAACAGCATTAGCACCTGTCTTTTTAACAAGATCTTTCGTTATCGGATGAGCTCTGAATGAAACATCAAAGTCTGAATATGTTCTGGTGGTTAAAGCCATTTTGTCTACTTATGGTTATGCTTGTGCTTATTTATGTTACGTCAAGAACAATGCTCGTTCATCTCGTCTGCGCGCTAACAAACTAGCATTAGGAACCTTATCAACAAACTTCCAAGCGAGCATCGCATCAGCAGCTGCACACCAATTCTTCTCGTTGATGCGCTTTCTCATGGTGCTCCCTGAGAAACCATCTTCTCCAATGTTATACATGAAAGACAAACATGCGTCAATCATATTTTGAGTCAATGGCACAGAAATAGTCTGACGAAGCTTTGGCAGAAATTTCTTGTTGATAGCATAGCGCAGATACTCTTCGGCAGTAGCACGAGAGATCAATGTTCCAATTGTAATTGTCTGGTCAACAGCTGGTCCAGTGGTTCCATAGCCGATAGCAAACGTTGTTGCAGACCCTGGAGGATCTGGATATGCGGCAACAGTATCTGCCTTGACAACTTTTGCGAAACCCTCTTTACGTTTGATGAAAGAAAGACCATTATCGCTGATTGCCCAAGAAGATGGATCCGATAGAAAGGTATGTGTTAATGGATCAAATCCGCAGGCACTCGATGAATTGTTCGAAGAAGTATTCGATGTGTTTGAAGTATTTGAAGCAGGCGCATCAGGAGTTGTAAGAGTTCCATCACCCTTGTCCACCAAAAATTGCTGTTGTTTGTATGCCACAGCCGTTTCTGGATCGAAATCTATCAGCACAGATTTTAATGGGACCGGAACCGTCTCTGCTGCCGCCTCTCCGGTGGTCTTTGTGGCTTTACCAGCGGCAGCAGGCAATCCTGTCGCCGTTCCTGCCGCTGCAGAGGACGCTCCGGAGGCACTGGCAGCACCCTTCTTGATAGCAACATCTGAACCCTGTATTTTGACAGAAGAACCACCATTAATATCTACTCCGGAGCCTGTGAGCTTGGAGCCGCCGCCAGCCAAAAGATTCATATCGGAACCAGACTGGAAGTTTCCAGCGCCGCCAGCGGATAGATTTAGATCTCCAGAAGAAGCAATCTTCGTGTCTGCTGATGTAATATCTACGCTCTGTCCTGCTAGATGAACCGATTGTGACACAAGTGTAATATCAGTTGCAACGTCTAAATTGAGATTCTTGCTCTTGATGTTTAGATTTTCACCAACGGAGAAATTCATAGAGCCTGCAACATTAGCAGATAGATTATTGCCTGCCTCTAAAATTACATCGCCTTTTACTTTAATCAGAGCATCGTTGTCTATGGTGATCATTACTTTGCCCATGACATGCAAATGATCATCTGCCATGACTATGCTGTAGTTAGATTTGGTGACCTTCTCAACTTTTGTTCCGGTAGGAAACCATTCAACATATGATCCTGAACGATGAGCTAAATGAATTCGTTCATGTTTCGGAGTATCATCTAGTTCAAAGATATGTCCAGATTCTGTTTCATTGACTTGATTATATGGATAGAGAGGATTATAAGCAGGATATGGTTCAGACCACTGAACACCATTTGCGGTGATCACATCTTTGTCTAGATTGGTCTTACGTGCCTTGATAACAGTATTAGCCAGATTCTCATAGCGAGCGACACCAGAGATACTTTCCTTATCAAATTCATCTGAGTTTGGATGACGTAGAGATTCCAGAACAGTATTGCTAGCAGTATTAGCTTCTTCAATGACTATACCAGAGCCATCCTTATTATATGTGCGCTTGATTGGATGCTTTGGGGAAAGCTTTAGAGTTTCCTTAGTTCTTAGATCATGAAAGCCTGAACCTGTATCTGGCTTGCTAGTGAAATATCCAGGAACTATACCAAGAATGATTGGTGCCTGTCCATTTCTCCCATCTGCGAAAAATCCAATTACTAAATCTGCTTCTCTTGGCGTAGCAAATGCACGATCATTGTTGGAATGAACAACATGTGCCCAAGGTAGACTCTCAGATGGAATGTCTGTAAGTGATTCTGAATGCCAACCATATATACGGACTTTAACTCTACCCAAACCCAATGGGTCTTGGCGGTCTTCGACAACGCCGAAGAACCAGATGAATCCATCCATACCAAGGAAATTTTTATCTAATGATGACATTATAGTTTGATGATATTAGAAATTGTTTGAGAACTCTGAGCAGCACCAGGTAAATCTGCACCAACACTATCAGAAAGCAATTCTAATACCGTAGCGGCAATGTCTTGAGTAAATTGATGGTGAACACTAGACACAAAATATTTACCAGTTCTCATAGGATCATTGATAGTTTTATCATCTTGTACTAACATTCTGGGGATAATTAGATTAACTACCGCGCCAGCCTTGACCATAATATCGCCAGGAATGGAGATAACAACTTTGAATGTATTAAGCAAACCAAGTCTAGTAGCCGTTTGCGGCAACCAATTTTTGATATCAGCAGGATTGGATGTAGGATCTGAGTCTTTTGATGTAATAAATTTGAACATATTTTCTTTAGATGTATAAAGACTATTCCCAAGACGGTTCTTCAAGTCATTGGTAGGAATTTGCTTATTCAATAAACTAGCCTTTGGTATCTGCGTAGCATTGTAGTTATATGTACCAAGTTTTCTAGTCACTAAATCTAGTACCATAAGTGTAGAAGAAAAGCTACCATTCCTCATTGCCTTTATGATGTCGAAATCCTCGACTATACTAATAAAGTTGAATGAGTTTTGATTTTCCGGGACTTCAGTGCTGATTTTTACAGATCTACTATATGTATCATATGCTGGTTTACTTATGAGATTTTCTAATGAGGTAAAATTGAATCCATCTCTATTCTCATAGAAGAAAAATAGATTCTGTTTGTCTTTGTATGCTCTAGGAGACAACCATTGAATTGCTTCTAGTGGTTGCATACGTGGAACGATAATATCAAATTGACCAGTTGTCTCAGTAAAGATGCCATCTTTCATCTTCTTAGGATTTACTTTTAGAGTATTGGTAAGAATATTCTTAACCATTTGATCTATTCTCAATCCTTTGAATGATTTACTCAAAACAGTCTGCGTAGATAAAATCAGTTCTTCTGAACAAAAATGCAATGTGTAGTTCTGTAGAGCATTGGTAACAAAAGTTCTATTGGAAATTTTGTAGATACGAAACGTCCTACGAATGGGCTTATCTAAACTAGGTTTATCTACATCTATTAAAATGTACTCGTTTCCATGGAGTTTAAATGAAGAAACAATGTCAGCAGCATCACCCAAAGTAACATCACCAGTCATAATTGGTGAATAGATATCTTCATACAAATTTAATTCCAGCATAATCTTCTTGACATTAATGGCGTCACCTGTGCTGGTGACGATAGTTAATGCTGAAAGTTTGTATGTACTGGTGCTTGGTAGGGAATTTTCAGACATATTAGTCCAACAACAAACTTGTCAATTCTGCTTCTACTTGTGATACATAGACCCTGTCTAACAACTGTATCTTGCGCTTACTCTCATTTATAGTGACAGCATTATCATAATTGTTCACCGCATATAGAGCAGTATTAGTAGTTACAATAGAACCATCAGACAACGTAACAGTGGTATTACTGACAGGCAGAACCGGATTACTCACTGTTGGTAATGTTTGAGCAACCACCTGACCAAGAGTGAAATTATACGTGAATGGTGAATTTAGAGTAGAGACATACGTTTGTGTATTTGAACCACCACTAAACGAAGTTACAACCACAGTTCTTTGTTCTACGTGATGAAGTCCTGCTTGAGCATTAGCAAGTGTTGTGTACTTAGATATGATATTATTTTCTAGATCTCTTTGATTTAAAGGCATATCAAAATATGGATCAACCACTCTATTCGCAAAGAATACGATCCAATGGCGTTTTGTTTCTCCATAATACTTATCGGCAATTATTTGTGCATTATCCTCATCTTTTACATTATATTGATAGTAGATTAATGAGTTTTGGAGAATATCATCTATAACTTTGACGCGAGCAAAGATGTTCTTTACCGTAGTATATTCAGTCTTGTTAGGATCAAATGTATAGAGGATATTGGGAAAATTTTGGAAGTATTCCATGTTAGTTAGTATCCAAAGTTGTCTATTAGCTCGCGTGTAATAACATCCGTTTCCTTGAATGTTAACATAAGGTTGATTTGAACTGGTTGACCATCAGTGAATGTTGCATATGCGCCAGCTCCTGAATAGTTCACTGCTATATTTGTTAGAACGCAAGTAGATATCTTGGCGATATTATCATTCTCGACATTTTTGAAATAGAACTTGATATCAAATGATGCAGGTGGAATAAAATATCTTCCGCCGCCTTCTTTACTAATTTCAGGTGCGGCATATGTTCTAAATGTACGAATGATTTCTTGAATGATAGTAGATTCTTTTGCAGAACGTGGTTGAAATTGGAATTCAAAAACATATCCTCTATTCGCCGTTCCCTTGAATACTAGTTCTACCAAAGGATTTATGGCTGCATTCACGCTCTTTAGAGCTAGATCAGTAAATCCTGGTCCTGTAACACCCAAAGTTTCCGTAGCAAAACCAAGAGTTTCTGCCTCCTGTGCTGTACCATATGATGCATCCAAACTACTGAAATCTCCGTTCGCAGCTAAAATTCTTGATCCAAGTGATCTACCACCTGCTCCGAGTGCCGCATATTGATATCCTTTGCCAATTGCTTCAGTTAAACTAAAACCTTGCCAATCATGATCATAACTACTGATGACAGTATCTGGCATATAAATTGAAATAGATTTCTTTATTCTGAGAGTCTTTGGTTTTAATTCAGCAGCCACAGTACTTCCAGCTACCACGGATGCGCCAGCTTGTGCACCCACTACTAGACCACGACCAGCCGCTCCTAGTGGGGACTTTCCATCGGCAACGCCGGAAAGCCCACCTAGAACACCACCAGCAGCCGAAGCATTACCAACTGTACTTTTATCTAGCTTAAAAATTCCTTTAATGTTATTCCTTAGATCATAATTGTCTTGCGAGGCAGATTGAACATTTTCTACTTTGCCACCACCAGCGGCAATATATCGGGAATGTTCAGCAACATTGATATTGAAAAGAACAAAATGTGGTACTTCATTAGTACCAACTTCTTGTGGATACTTAAGACTCTCAAAACTATATTTGTTCTTATCCAAATCCGCAAGTGCTCCTTGACCACGCAGTTTAGCAACTGTGTCTGGAATCATATTAATTTTTGGGATCCATGACATTGGATAAATACCCTCGGTGTGAATGTAATATTTAGGGGTTCTATCAGAAATGGCTTATAGTGGTAAATTCTCTCCGAAGAACCCTGCGAAATATCTAGGGGATCCGACTAATATAGTGTATCGCTCTCTATGGGAGCGCAATCTCATGGTCAAGTTAGATGAATGGGATGATGTATTGAATTGGGGATCTGAGGAGATGAATATAGCTTATAGATCTCCCATAGATCAAAAAATTCACAGATACTTTCCTGATTTTCTTGCCAAAATGCGTAATGCAGCAGGAAATACCTTCATTCGCATGATAGAAGTAAAGCCATACGCTCAGACCATAGAGCCAGAGAAGCCAAAGAAACTTTCTAAGAGATTCATTCGTGAAGTAATGGAATATGGTGTCAATCAGGCTAAATGGAAAGCTGCTAAGGCATACTGTGATGACAAGGGTTGGGAGTTTGTGGTCATCACAGAAAAAGAACTCTTTCCAAAGAAGTCATAAATAAGCTATAATGGCAAAATTACTAGATAGAATCTCTAAGGACTTGAATGCAACGGGTATCCGTCTGCGTTCTACAGAGGCTCGCACTTGGATGCAAGACAAGATTCGTGAATTGGGTGGAGCTAGTCGTTCTGCTCTTATCAATGATCCTGTACGCAATACAATGAGTGCATATATCGGCAAGATGTTTTTCTTCTTTTACAATCCAAAATTGAAAGAAGAACTCCCATACTATGATAAATTTCCGTTAGTTCTACCGATAGAGATGTACAATGATGGATTCCTTGGAGTAAATTTTCACTATCTACCACTCAATCTACGAGTACATCTTCTAGACAAGCTCTATGATCTAACGAATAATAATAAATTTGATGAGACAACTAGATTCAGAGTAAGTTATTCTGTTTTGAATGGAGCATCAAGATATAATGAATTCAAACCATGCGTCAAACGTTATCTGGCTTCTCACATTCAATCCAAGTTGGTAGAAGTTGAAGCTGATAAATGGGAAACTGCGATTTTCTTACCTGTTGAGAATTTCGCAAAGGCAGGATCTTCTAGAGTTTGGGCAGAATCAAGAGAGCAAATTTAATGGGTATCTTAGACACACTCTATACTAGAGCAAAACGAAATGCTAGAGCGCAGTTGGATGCGGAAGTTAGCACAGATCTTCGTCGTATAATACCAAATGGACTTAGTGGATTGATTCCTGGTCTAGGATCACCTGTGGGTTCTTTTGGATCATATAGTGGTGAGCGCAGCAATTTAGACATCAATACATTCAGACAGCACTTCAGTAAATACAATGAAGTTAGTAAGAGTGATAAATTCAACGTTCATATTCCTATACCAAAACAAATACAAGGAACTTCTTCCTTTGGTACAAAAGAATTATCTTTGCAATGTGAAATGGCAGAACTACCAAGTCGTGATCTTCAGGTGGTAGAATATCGCCATCATGCGTTCACAAAACGCATTCCACACATGAATCAATACAATCATGCAAGTTTTACGTTCTATTGTACTGGTGACTTGTTAGAAAAATTACTCTTTGATCGTTGGATTAATTATATGGTGCCAGCAGAAGGTGATGATGTTGGCTTAGTTAGATATCCTCAAGACGAAGCCGATACATTGACCTATGAATCAGATATTCTAGTCAATCAATATGATAACCAAAATAATATGACATACTCTGTCAAATTGATTCAGGCAATGCCAATCTCCGTCGCAGCAATGAGTCAGAACTGGGCAGATGATTCCGTGCATCGCCTAACAGTTACTTTTGCATTTTTGAAATGGGTTTCTAATCAAACCGATGATAATGAGTTATCTGAAGTTAAGGTAACTGCTCGCCGTAGTTTGACACAAGTTCCTAGAGAAAATATCATCACCAACTTTACAAACAGAATTCCACATATTCCAGCATTACCTGATGGTGTGAATAATATTGTCAATCGCTTCTTACATAAGTAAAACTACATTCTACAAGGTGAATTATTATGCAACTCCCAAAAATTGATTATCCAATATATGAAGTTCAACTTCTATCTCAGAGCAATCCAATTAGATTTAGACCATTCTTGGTAAAAGAACAGAAGATCATGTTGATGGCTGTTGAAGCAAATGATGTTGATAATACTTTGAAAGCGATCAAACAGGTTATTGGCAATTGTGTCTTAGACCCAATCAATGTTGATGATCTACCTTTGGCTGACATTGAAACCTTGTTTATCAATCTTCGTGCTCGCTCAATGGGAGAGATACTGAACCTATATTTCAAATGCACCAATAAGGTGGGTAGTGTGGGATTAGAAGTGTCATGCAATATGGTTATCGAAGTTCCTGTTGATCTTTTGAAAGTTCCTCAAATAAATGGGAATATTTCTAAAAAGATAATGTTGTCAGATACTGTCGGTTTGATGATGAAATATCCATCATTGAATAGCATTAAACAATTAATTGATGTTGGTGGGAGTGAGGTTGACTCAGTAATTAATGTGATGGCATCCTGCATTGAAACCATATATGATGGTGATAATGTTTATGAGACAAAGGATTCTACTGCAGAAGAAGTATTAGCATTTATTGAAAATCTTCCTGGAGATAAATTTGAGCTATTGGAAAATTTCGTCACCAATCTACCAAAATCTAGATTCGAATCTAAACAGACATGTCCAAAATGTAAATATGAACACAATTTTGTGTTAGAGGGTCTCTCCGATTTTTTTATCTAAGCTTCAGCAAAGGAAGCTTGGCAGCATATTATAATTTGAACTTTGCATTATTGTATCATCATAAAATTAGTGTGGATGAATTTGAAAATATGATTCCGTGGGAAAAGGATCTTTACGTTGGAATGATAACAAAGAAAGTTGAAGAAGAAAATGAAAAGATTAAACTCAAACAATCTGCTAATCGCGCAGCAAGGAAACGTGGTAGAAGTTAATGGCTAAGAATACAGCATCTGGATCAGCACTATTGAATCTTGCGCTCAGGCTCAAGTCAAAAGACCCAACCTTGTCTTTAGAGGACGCAAAAGGTCAAGCTAAAGATAAATTGAAGGCAATGGCAGGTTTTGATAAGCAACGCGATAAATTGCGTTCCAAACTGGAGCTTGGTGCAGGTGGAGCAGCAAAGCATAAGGTTCTAAGCTGGATGTTTGGTCAAAAACTTGGCGGCGGCATTGCTAATATGATTCGTAGTAAAAAAGGTGATGAGAGTAACGCACAGAAATTGATTGATTTAGAAAAGGACAGAGAATCACTTACAGGAACCAAAACTTCTACATATGGTAGTACTGATAGATCATGGAAGATTCCTGGAGAAGAAATCTCAGGTAACAAATATAAGAACATAATGAAGAAGTTGGTGTCTATAGAAGCATCCATCAAACAACTCAAATCAAGTAGAACCCTTGATCCTAAGGAAACCGCGATTCCTGCTGATCCGCATCATGAAGATGCTAAGGCAGGTCTCCAAGCTTTAGGATTTAAGAAGCATGAAATTGAAGAAATGCTGAAGAATGCAAAGGGAAGCACTACAGAAGAATTGATGAAAGAGGCTATGAAGAGTAAGAAGTCTGAACCAATTCCTTTAGCGCAAGTTCCTGCTGCCATCAATGTGGCTAAAAGTGAATCTCAAGAAGATGCTGATAAAACAAGAAAAACAGAAAGCGCAGCAGAAGCTGTCAAAGCGGATCTAAAAGAAAAGAAAGGTATCCATGCCACGTTAGATGAAATCTTGAAGAAGATTAAAAACATTAATTCAGATTCGTCCGGCGGCTTATTTGGTGATGTGATGAAATTTTTAGCTAAGATATGGGCTGGGATTAAAGTATTCAGTAAGGGAATTACAGCGATTGCAAGATTCCTCGCCGGAATAGGTTTAGTTGAAGTTGTGGCTGCTCTAGCTGCCGTGGGAATAACTGTCGGCACCGTGTTAGGAATTACTCACATGGCATCGGAAGCATACCATAAAGCTTCTGATACAGCAGACGCAGGATTAAATCCACATGGTATAAAAAGAATTCTTGGTAAGAATGGGTTTACAGAAGCTTATGAAATTGGTGGTAAGAGAGTTAAACCTAATGAGCTAACTCAAGAGCAACAGGATTTAGTTGATACTTCCGTACCAGACTACTTGAAGCGCGGCGGCACTTATGATGCTGCTATGAAGAGAATTCAAGCTAACAAAAATCATCCAGAAATATATGATTTTAGAACTCCTGAAGCAAAGGCTATGCCAGCGCCGGCAGCGGTTACTAGCCCAACAACTTCTCCTGTGCCCGTTGCACCTGCTGCTCCAGAACCAGAAATGGAAGAAGTTGTTGTTTCTGCTTCTAAAAGAATTGCTGACGCTTCTGCTGAAAAAGAAAATATGACTTCTACACCAGCGGCAGTTATTAATAATATAACTAACAATAAGTCTGCACCAGTTCAACCACCATCTACATTAAGAGAGAATATGGTTCTTCTAACCAGAAATATGGAACCTTCTCTAGCAGGATATGTGGCGAGTATCTTCAATCATCCTGTGGCAAAGATTGGAGTATAAAAAAGGGAGGCTTTCGCCTCCCTTTTCCAAAACATAAATTACGCCACCCCACACCACCCGACGGATTCTCTAAGTGCGGGAGTAATATATGTCCTGATTCTTACTCGTCAGCCAGACGCTTGAACACGTCCAACTCAGCATCATCACTTGCCATTTCCGTGGTATCAACCGCATCAGCAACCGTTGTGCTTTCAGCAGTTGTCGTAGGAGCAGGTGCTGCGCCATCTAGACCAAGAACCTTATCAAGACGTGCCTTCAATTCGACATAGCTCTTGAAGTTCTTTTCTGCAAGGATTTCCTTGAGAGAGTATGCACCCTTCCAAAGTTTTTCGATTGCAGCATCGCCTTCAGCGATCGGACTAACATCTTCGAACTCACTCTTGTCGTAATTACGATATCCTTCGACATTACGAATCTTGAGTTTGAAGTTTGCGCCTTCCCAGAAGTTAAACGGATTAACTCGCGTCTCATCCTGAAACTGTGGCTCCAGCTTTTCCTTGATCTTGTCAAAAATCTTCTTACCATAACGATAGAGGAAAACCTTTCCTTCATTTTCTGGATTAGTTGAATCCTTAACAACAAGAATGTTGGAAATGTAATTCAGCTGACGC